GCTGCGCAGTTTGAAAAGGTGCCGGCGCGATTTTGGGGGAGAGGAATCGCAGAGAAAGGCTACAACCCACAGAAGGCTCTTGACGCAGAGCTGCGTTCTCGCATGGATGCCCTTGGGTATATTAGTGCTCCTATGCTTGGCGTTGATAGTGGGCGCATTCCTCGTGGTTATAAATTTGAAGTCAGACCGGGGAAGGTATGGATAACACAAGGCCCACCGAAGGATGTCCTACAGCCGATAGACGTGGGGAACTACAACACGCCGACGTTCCAGCAGACACAAGAGATGGAGCGGATGGTGCAGATGGGGACTGGCTCATTCGATACCGCTACCGCGCTGCGTCAGCAGAGTCAGAGTGGGGCAAACGGAGCTTCCTCGAATTCGGCCCTTATGGGAGCCTTCGTCAAGCGCTCGAAGCGCTCTATAGCTTCGATCTCCCGAAACTTCTTAACCCCGCTATTACAGAAGTGCTTGTGGAGATACATGCAATACGATCCGATGCGATATCCTACGGACTTCGACATCGACATTAAGACGACGCTCGGTATTGTGGCGCGGGAAGTAGAGGCTGCGCAGATGACGCAGCTCATGGGGATGCTGCCGCAGGACTTCCACTCGGTCCAGCTCATTCTGGCTAAGGGTATCATCGAACACACCAGCATGAGCAACAAGGGCGAGATACTGAAGGCCATCGACAGCATTGTCAACCCGTCGCCGCAGCAGCAGCAACAGCAGCAGCAGATGCAGCAGTTGCAGCAGCAGGCCGCGCAGGCAGCCCTGCAAGAACAGATCGGCAAGGTTAAGAAGTTGGAGGCCGAAGTCCAGAACCTCATGTCCGAGGCGCAGATGCACAACTTCGAGGCACACGCCGAGGTCAGTCGTCAGGGACAGGACATGCAGAAGCTACAGATAGCCAGCCGCGAGGCAGCTATCGGTGAGGAACAGAACAGGATCGCCTACGCCCGGCTGTCTATTGACAAGACGAAGGCGGACGCGGCCATGATTAGTGCGAAACGTAGGCCAGCAAGTGCATCGTAAGAGGAGAGACACATGCTTGATATGGACGAGCTTCGTTATCTAGATAACGACGCTAAGAAGAAGTACATGATCTTGGAGAAGGGATGGGATACTCCCTTCTGGCAGATAATGGTAGGGTGGGCAGCGCAGAGCGCCAACGAGGCTGCGGACCGCGTGCTCACCGCCCGCACATGGGAAGAGCACATATACCATGCTGCCGCTCGCGCTGTCTTTCTGGACATCGTGCAGCGCCAGAAGATCAACGAGGATGAATGTAGGGCCATCTCTAATTCTATAAGAGATAAGCTCATTGATAAGGATAAGGCTGAAGCCGAAGAGGATAATGAGTAAGCTCACCCTCTTCGACTTTAGCTGCTCGCAGTGCAACCATAAGTTTGAGGAACTGGTTAATCCGTCCGAAAGGACAGCTCCATGTCCTCAATGCAAAGGACTTGCGCAGCGAGACGTGTCGGCGCCCACATTGGACTATCTATGCTTTGCGCTTTCAGATGGCGCGTCTCCAACAAGCATAGATAAATTCGACCGTGTGCACCGGCAACGAAAGGCAATCGAAGATCGACGCTATCGCGACCATCAAGACTATGGAAGCGCGCCCGGCGCCGATTAACGATCTTTCTAACCAGAAGCCACAATCGCGTAAGCGACGGCGTAGGAGATACTAATGGCAAGTTTGATGGAAGTACCGTTCGGTAACGCAGCGAATGTTGATAAGGGACTGGCAGAGGATCTACAGGAACGTGCAGCGACGCAACCGCCAAATCGCCGCGCGACAGCAGTAGAGAAGGTCGAAGATCCCCGTTTCCGTGGCAAGAGCATTGACGATGTAGTTGATATGTATCGTAATCTTGAGTCACACTCCGGGCGTCTTGCGAACGAAGTCGGCAGTCTCCGACAGCAAGTTAGCACAATTATCGACGACAAACGGAAGGCAGACTTGGAAGCGAATGTTCCGAAGAAACTAACAGTTAAGACGGAAGATTTGCTTCAAAACCCCACAGAGGTCCTGAATTCACTCATTCAGACCGAAGTCAGTAGGGCGCTTAAGCCTACTACAGATGGTATTGCTAGACTTGAGGCTACATTGTCTGGCGCCATGTTCTCGGGAGCACACAGGGATGCGGACGATATTACCCGCACGCCGGAGTTCGCTGATTGGGTGCGTAAGACACCCTTGCGGCAAAATCTGGCAAGCCTTGCGTCTCGCGGGGACATGAACGCAGCTAACACACTGCTTACGGAGTACAAGGAGACGAGCTTAACTCGCGCTACTAGTGCTACGGAAGCGGGGCAGAGAGCTGCGGAGCGTGTGTCGTTCGAGCGGTCGTCTACGGCCGTTACAGAACCCGCACAGCGCAAACCCGGGAAGGTCTACAAGCGCGCCGATATTCAGGCGTGGCGTATGGCTCATCCGGACCCGTCCGACGATCAGGCCGCAGAGATAGACAAGCTGTACTTGGAAGGGCGTGTTATTGACTAATTGGGGAGTGGTTCAGATTCACAACAACAACATCACTGCTAAGGAATAACAAGAATGGCTACCGCACTTGTCCTGAGCAATGATATTGCAACTTCTCTAACGGGTGGACCGGGTTCTCCGAACGACGTTCACGCCGCTAACTTCGTACCGGCTCTTTGGTCAGACGAGGTCGTTGCAGTATACAAATCGAACTTGGTGCTTGCTAACCTTGTTCGTAAGCTCAATCATAGAGGCAAGAAGGGCGACACCATTCACATCCCGACTCCCGCTCGTGGCGTCGCTGTGAACAAGGTCGCTCAGTCAGTTGTTACCTTGCAGCCGTTTGTCGATGCTTCTGGCGTCGGCGGTATCACGATCTCCATCAACAAGCACAAGGAATACTCGCGCTTGATTGAGGATATCGTTGACGTGCAGGCGTTGCCGTCTCTTCGTAGGTTCTACACCGACGATGCAGGCTACGCAATTGCCAAGCGCGTTGACCGCGACATCTTCTTCCAGCTCGCTTCCAGCACTAACGTCGCTGGCGCTGCGGGTACTGCGGTTGAAGATGCGGCGACAGGTAACATCACAGCAGCGTCTACGTGGTCCGCGTTTGTGGGCGACGGTAAGACGGTGTGGGCGTCCGCTGGCGCAGGCAATGCGACGGACATCACGGATCTCGGCATCCGTCGGTCAGTGTTCAACCTTGATTCGGTTGACGCTCCGATGGCTGGTCGGTATTTCGTGCTGCCGCCGGTCGCAAAAGCTCTGTTGCTCGGTGTGCAACGCTTCACACAGCAGGCGTTCACTGGTGAGGCTGGTCCCGGCAATAGCATCCGGAATGGTTTGGTTGGTAACGTGTACGCTGTCGAAGTGTACGTGTCCAACAACCTTCCCGGCGTGCTGGCCGGTAACGGTTCTCTCGGTGGTGCGATTGCGTTCATGCTTCGGAGGGACGCGGCAGTGCTCGTCGAACAGATGGGCATCCGCACGCAGCAACAGTACAAGCAG